CCTTCGCTGCACAGGCCGAGCAGAGATCTGGCCCGGCCCAATGGCAGGGGACGCCGTCCGTCACGCAGGCGCGCTCGTCGATGCAGCCGCACTCTGTGCAGACGGGCTTCTCGCGGCGCTCGACCTTCGTCACCGGATATTTGAGGATCGTGCCCTCTCCGGTTTCGACCGCGCGGGCGATGTTGTCCGTGGTCACCAGCTGGTCGCCGACGTCGTGCGGCTCGAGCAGGTTGACGTGAAACTTGCCGTTGGCCCAGAAGCTGGCCTGAAACGGGCCGCAATCGATGACCTTGCCGACGCCGTGACCATTGTCGGCCACATCCCACCAGGTGAAGTCCTGCCCCTGATCTTCGAATTCAAAGCGGATGATCTTCATGCCCCTGCCCTCGTGTTGTCGACGACGACGCGAGGACCGCCGGCGTGCACATAGGCAGCGCGAAGGAAGGCGCGGTCGGTTGCGATGTTGACGGCGGTTCGGGCGCCGACGACCTGGGCGGCCTTGCGGTCGCCATAGGTGCGGATCCACATCTCGATCGCCGGGCGCGACCAGCGCTTGCGGCCGGGCAGCCGCGACGGCATGCCCTCGTCGCTGACGAGCTGCTTGACCTTGCGCATGAAGGTCGGCCGCCCGAGACCGAGCGCCGCGGCAATCTCGCCGGCCTCGATCGTCGTTTCCTGTAGGCTCATGTTTCGCGTCTCCACAGTTGCAAATCACTGCGAGAGCAAGCTGTCATCGTTTCACGCGAAATTCAACTATAAATTCATGAATTCACGTGAAAGGATGAATTATCATCCGATGAAGCGGTGAAGAAGATGTGGGTAAGTCAGGCGCTTTGGAATATTCGCATGTAGGGACAGCTCGTTTTCACGCGAATTTTCAACTGGGCCGCTCACAATAGGGCGATCAGTTATCGCATGCGCTGCATCAATAGATGATGAGGTCATAGAGCCGGTCGGCGCCAAGCATGATGGCTAAGAAGAGGATCGATGCCACAAGGGCGCCTATCCTCATGCCTGAGACGAACAGAAGATAGCGCTCGCCGCGCACCTGGCTATCGAAGGGATCTTCTCCCTGGCGCAAGATGCGCGGGCTACCGACCAGGTCTCGATTGACCCATTCCCACCAGGTGGCAACGTAAAGCGGAACGAAGCGAACAACGATCGCGCCGACTGCCAGTCCCGTGAAGATAGTGAAAAGTTCATACAAGTTGACGCCCTCTTCGGACGCCCATGAATTCAGTGCGTTTGGGCGCCCACCGGTTCAGTGCTTTTGGACGCCCATGAATTCAATGCGCGTGGACGCCCAAGAATTCAGTGCGAACCCGATTGTGGCGTCAAGCGGCACGTCGCTCTCGCAACGAGGCGATGACGACGCCACGGATGACAACCCGGTCATTGTCGACCAGGTGCGGCTTCATCAGCCGGCCGTCGAGCGTCGCCGAGATCAGAAAGGGATGTTCGTAGATCCGGAAGATGGTTTCGGCCTTGTCGCTGCGATCATAGATCTGCGCGCAGACGACATCCCCCGGCTCGGGGCGGCCATTGAGATCGACCATTAGGATATCGCCGGGCATATAGCCGGCATTCTCAAGACTGCGTGACCGCAGGATCCACGGGTCGACGCCGTTGCCAGGTCCGCGCAGGAATTTCACCGCGCCATCGATGACGGCAAGCGGTTCGGCCTCGTAAGGCGCGCTCTCGATTTCCGCTAGGCCTCTGGCTCGAACCGCCAGTTCGCTCTCATAGGCTGGGATCCCGGAGGCCCGCGCCACGCGATCGACGGTCTTGCTCGAGAGCTGCGCACTATTGGTGCTGTCATTCAGGAACTTGGAATAGGTCGACGGATCTCGCTCGGTTCTCCGGGCGAGTTCAGCCAAATCCCAACCCTTCGCTTCGAGGATGAAATTGAGCCAGTGCAATTGTTGTCTTCGAACATTTTCCACAACGAGAAACATAAGGTGGAGCCGTTCAATAATGAATTTGAAGAAATTCCCTTGACGCATGAAAGCAAATCACTTCTTTCATGAATTATGTAACGAGGGTTTCGCAATGCAGCTGACGTGGAAAACTGTGGATGAGTGGCGAGAAGAGCGCGGAATGGAAAAATCCGACCTCGCCAGGCGCAGCGGGATTCCCGAGCGCACGATCTATAGCGGCATCCGAAAGGAAAGCCGGCTCAACGCGGCGACGCGCGTCGTGATCAGTAAGGTTTTTCCGGAGAAATTCGACGATGCGACCGGCGAGGTGCGGCAATGAAAGCACCTGCCTCCACCGATGAACTGCGCCGGCTGATCGACGTCATCGAGGTGCATCTGTGCATGGTGCCCGACTGGAAATATGAAGATCGCGACAGTTGGGAACGGCATGATGCCGGGCTCGGCAAGATGGTCGATCATCTGATCGAGAAGGAACGCGCCAGGTTCGGCAAACTGCGCATGGACGATCGTTTCATGACGCTCGCCGGCATCCGGACCAGCTGCACCTCCAGCCTGCACGGGCTGTTCAGCAACTGGATCAACGCCGCCAGGCGCGAAATCGCCGTGCGGAAGGATGGTGCGGCATGAGCGCAGCAACCGCCGCCGGGGCGAGCCCTCAGTTCAGTGCGACGGGCCGGTCTGGGGCTAGCCCTCAGTTCAGTGTGCTGCAGATCTGCACGGCCTACAAAGCGCCGGCCGCGCCGACCCAGGCGGACAACACCCAATTTCACGAGATGTTCCTGTCGAGCCTCAACGGCGAGGCGGAAAGCCGTGGCTGGAAGGGTTCGGCCGTGTGCCAGTACATCCGGATCGACGGCTATGTCTCGATCTCGATCGAGCCTGGCAGCGCGCCGGCGAACATGACCGATCTGCGGGCCTTCCGGGAACGGCAGCGCCAGGTGGAACGGGAGCAACCGGAACAGGGGAGATTGGTTTGATGCGTGAAATCGTCATTCTCGACAGGGACGTGCGCCAGGGCGTTGATCCAGGGCCGGCGCCGATACTGCAGTGGTTGCCGATCGAGGCGCTGCGCGTCGACGACAGCTATCAGCGGGATCTGAAGCGGGAAAACTGGACCGCCATCCGCAAGATCGCGGCCACATTTCTATGGTCGCGCTTCTCGCCGGTCTTTGTCGCCCCGATCGAAGGCGGACTATACGCCATCATCGACGGTCAGCACCGCACCCATGCCGCCGCGCTCTGCGGCATTGCCAGCGTCCCCTGCCAGATTGTCCAGATGAGCCGCGAGGAACAGGCCGAGGCCTTTGCCGCCGTGAACGGCATGGCGACACGGGTCACACTCTGGAACCTCTATCGGGCCTCGCGCACCGCCGGCATCGAATGGGCCGTGCGTATTCAGGCGACGGCCGAGGCGGCCGGCTGCAACGTTGCCGAGAACAATGCCTCCACAAAGGCGAAGAAGCCCGGCGAAATTTATGCGATCGAAGGCTTTCGCCGCATCGTCGACAAGCGCTCGGCCTTCACCGTCGCAATCGCGCTGAAAGTGTTGCGTGGATGCAGAGGCTGGCGCGACGAGGCCGTCTATTGGGAGGCCGGCATCCTGTTTCCGGTCCTCGAGGCGCTTTGCGATCGTCCTGAGCTGCTGGAACGGGACGATTTCCAGGCGGCTTTCGAAAAATGGCCGTTGTGGAAACAGCTTGACGACATCACCGACAGCGTCAAGTCAGCCGTTCGATCGGGATCTCCCTTTGCGCCAAAGCGCGAGCAACTGCAGCGGCGCCTCGCCGCGTGGATGCTAAAATATTTCAGGTCGGATCCGGAGCTGACCACGCCTCCGGCGTCCGTTGCAGTGCCAGCCCAACGGCAGGTTCCTGCCGGCGTCGACAATCCCGAACTGCGACGACAGCACCTGGAGGCGCAAGAGCGCCGCCGGCGGCTCGGTTTCTGAAGTTCCATTCCCCTAAATCCATGCCGATTTGTATTGCGTTCGGACACCTAACCCGGTGGCCCATGCTGAATTTTACCGAGCTTGATCTGATGATGAAAGCTTCCGAGATTTCGGCCAACGCGGTCACGCGGATGGCTGGACTGCATCCGCGCTATATTTCGCGGCTTCGCTCGGGCGAAGTGCCGTTGACGTCCGTGATGGCGAACCGGATCCGGCTGGCGATCGCGCGGATCAAGCGGGGCGAAACCGCCATCGATGGTGCCCTGCCCTCTGCCTGCTATCGCTTCGCCATCGCCTATGTGGCGCGGGAAAAAGGCCGGACGCCGGATTTCGTGCTGTCGGCCGATCCCGGCAGGCGGGCGACGGCCGACAAGATCTGGATGGAGGCGTCGCAGCTGCGGCGCTGGGCGCTCTACATCGCCAATGTCTACCTCAACATTCCCCAGGCCGAGCTGGCGCGGGCCGCCGGCATGAGCAAGGCGGCCGTCAGCTACGCCATGAACGACGTCGAAGACGAGCGCGGGGATCCGGAGCTGGAAAAGCTACTGGCGGCCGTGGAAGGGGCGTTTTCGTCATGAGCATCCTCGATCAGGCCGACCAGAGACGGGCCGGATCCTCGGCGATGGCCGGCGCGATCGGCGAGCACCAGGCGCTGGCGGCGATCGTGCTCTGGAACTCCGGACATTTCGACACGGTGGATATCGGCAAGCTGCTCGATCTGAAAGAAGACGCGATCGTCCGCACGCTGCACGCGGCGCGGCATGTGATCGGGGGAAAGCGCCCATGAGCCAGGTCCGCGATACCGACGATATCAAGCAGGGATTGAAGGATCGGATTGTTGATCTGTGTATTCGGCTGCTGCCGGATGGCGCCACGCATGGGCGGCTTTGGGTCGGGCACAATCCTGTTACCTGCGATCATCACAAGAGCCCGGAATTCAAGGTTGCGCTGACGCGCGATATCGGCGCCTGGAAGGACTGGCGGACCGGCGAAGTCGGCGATGTCATCGGACTGATACAGTATTGCCGGCAGTGCAATTTCCGCGAAGCAATGGATTTCGCGCGGGATTTCCTCGGGATCCGGCAGATGAACCGGGAGGACTTCGCCCGCTTCCAGGAGCGCAGCCGCGAGGCCCGCGAAAAAGCGGCGCGCGATGCCGAGGCGAAGCGCCTGCAGAACATGCGGACCGGCGAAAAGTTGTTTCATCAAGGTTTGCTCGACGGCGCCGGCAGCGCTGCAGAGGCCAACGCGCGGGCCTATTTTGCCGCCAGGGCGATCCCGCTCGAGCGCATTCCCAATCGGGACCTCTCGACCTTTCGATTTTCTGCGGCAACGGAATACTGGCGCCGGGCGGAATACCGGCGCGATGGCGGCCGGATGATCAAGCTGAAGGACGGCCCGCTGTTTCCGGCGATCCACGCGGCCATGCGGCAACCGACAGGACAGATCTCCGCCTGCCATTGCACCTTTCTGTCGCCCCTCGGCCCGCGAAAACTGCCCGTCGGCAACGATGAAAACGCCAAGCTCATGCGCGGCGAGGCAAAGGGCGCTGTGATCCGGATCAGCCATGGTCCGGAGGGATTGCCGCCCGAGCTGGCGGTCGAGCCGCATCCGCTGATCCTCGGCGAAGGCATCGAGACGACGACGTCCGTCGCTATCCCCGCACCCGAGGCGCGCGCCTGGGCCGCCGGCGCAATCTCCAACATCGGCAATGCGCCGATCTGGTTGCCCTGCATCTCTTCCGTGATCGTCCTGCAGGATCGCTTCAAATCCAAGACCACGGAAAAGCAGTTCTTCGACCAGCTCGAAAAACTGCGCGCCCACGGCAAGCCGGTCACCTCGATCGAAAGCCACGTGGGCAATGATTTCAACGATATGGCCCAGGAAGGGGATGAGGAATGACGGGACAGACCAATTATAGCAAGGCGATCGACGACGTCGTGTCGGAACGGCTGCGCCAGATCGAAAGCGAAGGCTTCACGGCCGAGCATGACGACCAGCATCAGAATTGGGAGCTGGCCCGCGCCGGTGCCTGCTATGCGACCGTTGCCACCTACAAGGAAAAGACCCGCAAAGATGCCGCGAAACGCACTTTCGCGCCTGGCACCTGGCCGTGGGCGCTCGCCTGGTGGAAGCCCAGGGATCGCCGGCGCGACTTGGTGCGCGCTGCAGCCCTGATCATTGCCCAGATCGAAGTGATGGATCGGGCTGATCGGCTCGATAGAGAATGCCCGGTTTGTGCCGAACCGATGAACGCCGATGATCTTTGCGCGACCGATATCGAGCTGGGCATTTGCCATGCCGCGTGTCTCGAGGGCTCGCCGACGGTCAATCTCGATACTGGCGAGCCAATGGACGGGCCGATCGCGACCTATCGCTATGACGACGTCGTGAGCCCCAAGGGTTCCGGCCAATGAGCGAGATCGGACACAACAGCGACGTCGAGAACGTGGCGGCCGCCGAGCTGCGCCAGTTTATCGAGCGCGTCGAGCGGCTCAACGAAGAAGGCAAGGCCATCAACCTCGATAAGGCCGATGTGTTTGGCGAGGCGAAAGGCCGCGGCTACGACACGACCGCGATGAAGCGGATTATCCGCGATCGCGCAAAGGATCCCAACCAACGCCTTGAGGAAGAGAGCATTTACGAGACCTACAAGGCCGCGCTCGGGATGGACTGAGAGCTAACCCACGAAAGGAGAATGGCATGACGCAAGACTACTATGGAACCAAACGCGTGACGGCCTGGCCGCAGAACAAAAATCCCACCCTGATCGCGTCCCCCGAAGGCTACGCTGTCATGTATGAGGGCGGCTATACGTCCTGGTCGCCCAAAGACGTATTTGATGCGGCCTATCAGCCGATCACAGCGATGGGTTTCGGCCATGCGATCGCCGCGCTCAAGGAAGGCGGACGCGTTGCCCGCGCCGGCTGGAACGGCAAGGGCATGTTCATCTGGTTGCGAAGTGGCTCGATCGCATCCGGCACCCCGAAAGACGCCGGCGGGGTGAGCAGCCGCCACTTCGAAGAGAGCGACCACGGCACTGTTACCGAGATGCCTTGCATCTGCATGCTCGCGGCCGACGGCTCCATCGTGGTTGGCTGGCTCGCAAGCCAGACCGACATGCTCGCCGAAGACTGGATGATCGTCGAATAACCCGGCGATCGCGCATGCCTGCCGTGCGGCCGGCAGGAATTTTTCATCAACGAGGAGTTTGAAACATGCCCCCGAAAGGTAAGAACGATGAAGAAGTGCAGGCAGGTGCTGGACCGGAAGCAGGCAGCACAGCGACGGAAATTGACGCTGGCGCGGCTGGCGATGGTCGCCCAGGCCCGGACGGCCTGGCCGGCACAGATCCGGGCGGCGACGCCGGAGCAACGGACCCGGATGCACGGGACAATGGCGCAGTGGATGACCAGGGCGCGGCGCTGGCAGCTGCCCAGCCTGGCGGCGCTGGCGCTGACGATGGGAAGGCGGTGAGCGATGGAGCCACATCGGATAGCGGCGACGGCGGAGGAAATGCAGGAAGCCTTGAGGCAGATTGCAAAGCAGATGGAGCTCCCCTCGGATCTGATCCGCAGCAAAGCGGAAACGACGGCGATGGAAGTGCAGATGCGGCGGCTGCAGCAACAGGCGCAGCTGCATCCGACCCTACGGATAATAGCACTGAGCACACGACGATCGGAGCTGCAGGCTCTGCGACGGACGATCTTTCAGCAGCTATTGACAATGAGGGCAATGGCGCCGCCGCCGATGCTGATGGTGCCAAAGGGCTCGACCAGGCCGGAGGAATGGACGGTGTTGCCTCCGGAGGAGACGCCGGAGGAGACGCCGGAGGAAACGAAGGCCCGCAACCTGCTGGCGGATCTGACGGTGGAGCTGCGGCGGGTGTTGGTGCAGCTGGCGGAGATCTCGCAGCTGACGGAGCCGGAAACGGCGCGGATGGTACAGCGGGAAATGAGCCTGTAGCGGCCGAAGGCAGGCCGATCGATTGGGCTGCCTTTGCCGGCATGCGGGTGCTGTGGAGCACCTATGATTGCGGGCTCGACATCGTCGAGAGCATGCGTGTCGGCGAAGCCGTGCCCTCGCCCAATCTCTTCCAGGAGAATGACCTGGTGCGCGAGCTGGTGCACTTCACGCGCCGGCTCGGCCGCAATGCCACGCCGGAGATCCTCGCGCAGCATCTGTTCCTGAAGAAATATTGGGACAGCAACATCATCGAGCCGCCGGCGGCGATCGCGCTCAAGGCCTTCATCAACACCCTGCTCGACTTCGACGACTTCGTTGCCGCCGAGCGGAAGAAACTGTCGCCTGCAGAGACGATGGCGCAGAGGCCCGTGCCGATCGAGGACACCACGCTCGAGCTGACCGACGATCCGCTGGCGACCTGGTGATCCATGACGATACCAGGTCTAAGTTACAATCTTGCGGCCATGAGAGCCTACATCCGCCGCCTTGAACAGGAGAAGAGCATGCCCGATGAAAAGAGGATGATCGACAGCACGTCGGACGATCGCACTGTCAACAACACGCTGCGGCAGGAATACCGCGTCCTTTCCGACAAGGAAAAGGAACTGATGGCGAGGATCAAATCCTGCGGCCAGGAACTGCTCGATATCATCGCGGAATGCGGCGGCAGCCGCGAACTGTCGATCGCCAAGACCAAGACCGAAGAAGCGGTGATGTGGGCGGTGAAACATGTCACAGCTTGACAGCCCAGAAATGAGCAAATCCGAAGTCATTGAAATGATGCGCCAGTGCCGAGAAGATATCGTGTGCCTTCGAGCAAAGATCGCCGAGCTGGGGCCCAAAGCTCATGCCTATGACACCTTAACGCAGGTTCTCGGGTTGCTGCCTCGACAGTCGCAGGCCTACGGCGTGGACATCGTGTATTCACTCGAACGCCGTCTGAAGGCCCTCGGGGCGGTTCCTGGCGTCGTGGTGCAAGACCCAGAATAATCCATACCCGCCGCGCCTGAAGGGGATGGCGCGGCGGTTGCATTCTCCAGCATGACAGGGCGCTCGTGGCAAAAACACTAAAAATTCAGGCAGGCACCAAGGGAACGCGCGCACATTTTCTCGACGCGATGAGCGACCTTGAGGAGCAAAAAAGCCTCTTCGACCCGGATCCGAACCTGCTGCGCAACGGCATCAAGGCCGGCGCATGGGACGGATTTCCGCATGATCGCATGCCGCCGGAGTGCCCGATCACCGTGCTCGGCATGATGGGCGAGAACGTCTATGTGATTTCCGCCACCGGGATCCTGCATGAGGTCAGCCGCTGGGATCACCCGACGCTGGTCAAGCTGTTCACCCCGCATGTCAACTATCTGAAATGGGCTTTCCCGGCCTGGACGAAGGCGAAGATCGATCCGGAGACCGAACAGGTCATTCCGCCGAAGGTCGATCGCGTTGCCCGCGACAAGGCCGTCGAGGCGATCATCGCCGAAGCCGGCCGGCGCGGCATCTTCAATCCGAGGGACAATGTGCGCGGCCGTGGCGGCTGGAAGGCGCAGGACAAGTTTATCTGGCACTCGGGCACCATGCTATGGAGCGTCGAGACGAAGACGGACGGCGAGAACAAGGCGACCGGCTGGACGCTGAAGGAAGCGCGGCCGGCCGAATATGACGGGATCTTCTACAAGCGCGACAGCGACACCATTCGCCCCTGGAAGACGCGCGTCGAGATGGCCGAGAGCCCGGCGCATGGGCTGCTGAAGGATCTGCGCACCTGGTCGTGGGAGCGGCCCTATCTCGACCCGCTGTTGCTGCTCGGCTGGATCGCCTCGGCCTTCATGGGCGGCGCGCTCGAGGTGCGGCCGATCGTGTTTACCACGGGCGGCGCCGGCGTCGGTAAATCGACGCTGCACAATTTCATCAAGGCGGTGCTGGGCCCGGCGCTCTATTCGACGGCGAACACCACGGCGGCCGGTATCTATCAGAATATCGGCCAGGACAGCCGGCCGGTCGCGGTCGACGAGCTTGAGCGCAAGGGCAACAGCTACAAGGAACAGGCGATCATCGAGCTTGCCCGCCAGAGCTATTCCGGCGCGAAGCTTTATCGCGGCGGATCCAACCATGAGGGCATCGAATTCGAGCTGCGCTCGAGCTTCCTGTTTTCCGCCATTATCCATCCGCCGCTCGAGCACCAGGACAGGACCCGTATGGCGATCCTTAACCTGGACAAGCTGAAGCGCGACCACGGCCGCCAGCCGGTCATCAAGGAAGAATACGGCCGGATGATCCTCCGGCAGATCATGGACGGCTATCACGACTTCTATTGGCATATCCTGCCGAAGTGGAAGAAATGGCTCTCGGATCCACGCCTGCCCTTCGACGCGCGCGCGATCGACACCTATGGCACGCTGCTCGCCTGCGCCGAGCTGCTGGTCGGCGAGGCCGGCATGATCGAATGCGGACTGCGCGCCGACGACATGCTCGAGGACGCGATCGACATCGATCACCTGGTTGACACCATGCTCGAGGCGACCAGCGGCGAGCTGGGGGACACGAAAGAGAAGTGGCAGGAAGTCCTCGAGCGCATCATGTTCACGACGATCGACCAGTGGAAGGGCGGCGAGAAGCACACCGTCGGTCATGTCATCGCCAGCCTCGAGGAGAGCTTCTTTCAGCTTCCGGAGGCGCGTGCGATGCTGGCGACGGTGGGCCTCGGCATCCGCGATCGCCACAGCCCCCAGCCCGGCTATTGCCTGGCGATCCCCTTTTCATCCTCGAAGGTCGACAAGATCTTCGAGGGCACGGACTTCTATCGCGGCGGCTGGACCAACGCGCTGCGCCAGGCGCCGCCGGCGGTGGCGCTGCGCGGGCTGGAAAAGAAGCTGGTCGACGTGAAGATCAACCGCGTGACGCAGCGCTGCACGATCGTGGATCTGCAGGGCTATGATGCTATAGTGGATACAGATGACGAGGCTACGTAGCTAAGCACCCAGGAGGCAAAATGATCATCACATTGCATGGTGGCGCGCAGTTGCGGGATGATTACGAAATTTCCGTATACATCGAACCGTGGCTCGAGATCCCGTGGCGCCGGCTGCCGGATGCCACCATCGAGGTCGACGACGCCTATCAATTCGACGTAAGGGTGGCGATCGTGGATATCCCGTCGCGGGTGCCAGAAGAGCGTAGGAAGGAATATCGCGGCTGCGCTCTAACCGGTGTCGCCTTCTACCTCTAGCTACATCGCTGCAGCAACAAACCAGAAGCTCGGCCGGTCCGGGCTTTTCTTTGTCCTAAATCCCCTCGCCCTGTCTCATCTGCGCCAAATCCCTCGCCCAAATCGCCGGCGCATTTAACTCTATCCCCCGCCCCGGGAGGAAGAACATACGGAGCCCGCGCTCAGATGTAGCCAAGCGAGCGACGGTCGCCAGACGCTCCGCGCTTGGCTGCCGCCGATCGCCACGAAAGTGCACGTCGTGAGAGGCGCGGGCACTTAACGCGGCGGGAGCCGTGACACGTTGATGGGTGCGGGGCGGCTTGCTGCCTCGGATCCAGCGACCCGGTTGACGGGTTGACCAGCGGTTGACCAGACGTCAACCGCGTTCTCTCAAGGAAATCATAGGCTTATGGCGACGGTTGACGGGTTGACCAACTATAGTAGCTTTCTACGCGCGAGCGCGGGCGCGTCACGTGAGAATAATATTCGTCAACCGGTCAACCCATAGGTATATGTTCCTGAAAAGATTAAGAGAATGCGGTTGACTTTGCGGTTGACGGCGGTTGACCCGGTCAACCGGAATAAAGAAAGCGGGAAATACGGATGAGCGGCGACGAAGGCGAGAATTTGGGGCATCCAGTGGCACACACGCCGGGCGAAATCGCTGAAAATTCAGAGCGCGCGGCCAAGATCGGCGCGACCAGGGCGACGACCGAGGCCGCCATGGCCGGCCTCGCCCAGGCGATCGCTCCCGACGCCGAGCCCGAACAGCAATCGCTCTTGCTCGACGAGATCGACGACCAGCAATGCCTCTTCCGGGGACCGGTGAAACACGTCGCGTCAACACTGGAAGCCGCCAACAGGGCGCGGGGGAGGCCGAAGGGCAGCCAGAACAAGGCCAGCCGGGAATTCGCGCAGACGCTGATGCGCATGGGCTTCAAGCATCCCGGCCTCAACCTTGCCGCCCTGGCGAATGCGGATCCTGTCGGCCTGGCGCTCGAGCTGGCCTGTCTCCCGATCGTAGAGGGCGCAACAGCAGACGAGCACATGGCAGCGGCCATCGCGACGGGCGCACTCAAGCGCGACGACGTGATCACGCTGATGGACAAGGCGCATGGCATGATCAGCAAGGCGAACGTCGAGCTGTTGCCCTACTTCGAGAGCAAGAAGCCACAGCCGAAGGATGACGGCAGCGTTGAGCGTCCGCTCGGCGTGATGTACATCGGCCAGATGAACGTCGTGCAGGCCGACGACAAGCGAACGATCGACATCACCCGCTTCGATGCGCCGGATGAATGATTTCAATGACTTAAGCGTGCGACACTGGCGGGCGAATGTCGCACGCATCCTAACGCATTGATATTCCACAGCCTGCACCTGATCAGAAATCAGGCGCTGTTATACCCCCACCCCTCGCGCACGCGTGAGGGCGCAGCGCGGGCGCGGTATTCCCGAGGGGGTGGCCCCACTTTTTCCGGGCGCGCGGCAAAAATCCGGCTTTGGAAATTCCGCGCGGCCCTCCCCCCACGGGCCTTCCGGCTCACACACACCGGCCCTTTCGGCCGTGCCCGACTGAACCACTCAGCGCCGAACCTAAAGTTTGCCTTCTGGCGGAGGGCGCGGGCGCGCGGGCTCCGGGGTCAAAAAGGGTTTTGGGTTATGGGTATCGATGTAAAGCAATACCAGGCGCCGGGTCCGGTCGGTGCGAGGTTCATCGCATCGCGCGGCCCGATCGACATCATCATGGGGCCGGCCGGCTCCGGAAAAACGGTCGCATCCTGTATCAAGGGACCGTTGACCTCGGCCGCCTACATGCCGATCTGCAAGGATGGCCGCGTGCGGGTCAAGCTCGTGTGCGTGCGTGACACCTATCGCGACTTCGCCCGAACGGCGCTCGCCAGTTGGCACGAAATGTTCCCGATCGGGCACCCCTGGCAACGGCCGGAAAAAGGGTATGAGGGTGGGCAAGACCGTCCGGTCAAGCATCATCTCATCTGGGAGGCCTGGCGCGGGCCGGAAAAGGTCATCGTCGAATTCTCGCTCGAGACCGGCGCGATCGGCGACAACAACGTGATGCAGTTCGTCAAGGGCTACGAGGTCTCGATGGCCTGGGGCAACGAAATCGATCTGCTGGATCCGTCCGTGCCCGGCGCGCTCTTCATGCGAACCGGCCGCTATCCGCCGGTCGCGCAGATCGCGGACAGTGAGCTGCAGCGCGTTTCGAAGGATGGTCGCGAGGCCATGCGGAAGATGGGGATCACCGTCGCCGCTGACGAACTCGTGCTGCCGCGCATGTTCTGGGGCGACATGAACCCGCCGGATATCGATCACCCAATCCTTAAGGAATGCGGCTACAACGACAAGGAAGCCAGGAACCCGGCTTATAATTTTTTCGAGCAGCCCGGCGGCCTCGATCCACTGGCGGAGAACCGCGTCGGGCGTCCGCGATCGGCTTATGAAATGGACCTGGTCGCGATGCCGGAACATATCTCGCGGCGCATGGTGCACGGCAAGGCCGGCTATGCGCAGGACGGCAAGCCGATTTATCCGGAGTTCAACGACAAGATCCACGTCGCCGACCAGGCGCTCGATCCGCTGCCGAATGTGCCGTTGTCGGTCGGCTTCGATGCCGGCGGTTCGCCCGCCGGCGTGATCGGGCAATTCCTGCCGAATGGGCAGTTGCGTTTGCTTGACGAGATCTGTGCCGAGCCGGGCACCGGCGTAGCCCGCTTCGCGATGATGACCTATGAGCTGCTGATCGACCGCTACGCCGGCTTCGTCTTTCGGGAAGCCTTCGGCGATCCCTCGGCCTTCTACGGCGCGGATACCCAGAACGGTGAACTTGCCTTCATGCAAACGCTTGGCAAGGCGCTTTCCCTGAATATTTTTCCGACTGAGAGCAACGAGCCTGGTCTCCGGCAAGACGCGGTGCGCTGGTATTTGGCGGGTGTCATCGACCAGAGCACGCCGCGAATGATCATCAGCCCTCGGTGTAAGAAGATCATCGGCGGCTTCGCGGCTCACTACAAGCTGACGAAACAGGCGAGCATCGGCGGAACGGACAAGCTCGCCGCCGTCAAGAACGAATATTCGCATCCGCATGATGGCCTGCAATATCTCTGCCTCGGGCATCGAGGGGCGGCGGGCGTCATGGAGGACGCGGCAAAACTCGGTCGTCCGGACAACGTTATGACCATGCAACAGCTCCGCGACCAACGCGCAGCGCGCCACCAACAACCAGCCCGGCCGGGAGATTTCAACGTATGGGATGTCTGATCGTGCGCTCTCCGGCGGACTGGTCGGACTGCCTCGAAATGGCGGGCTCGCGCGCGTACACGCGTAAGGCCAACATCTACATGCGCTCGATCGGCGACAGCATGGCGATCGCCGAAGGAGATGATCTGCTCGCTCTCGCCTTCCTCTGCCGCGACGATCTCGGCCAGCTCGAGTTCGCGCTCGCCATCAAGCCGGAGGCCTCGCGACACATGCGCCGGCTCTGCCGCCTTGCCCACTTAACGCTTGGCCGCCTGGCCGAGACTGGCACCGTCATCATCTGCCACGTGATGACGGGAAACGAGACCGGGGCGCGCATGGCGCGTCTTGTCGGCTTCGTCCCCTCGCAAGGCACCATGTGGATTTTCAAAGGGGCAGCGGACGATGCAAGCGATATCGGGATTGTTCGGCGGCAGCAGTTCGAACTCGGCGGCGACGAAAGCGGCGGCGAATTCGGCGCAGCTGCAGCAAGTGGCGAATGATCGCCAGCTCGCCACCCTGCAACAGCAGGACAGCGCCGTCGCCTCGACACGCAAACAGCCGCGCGGCCGCCGGCTCTTCGAAGATGGTCCGGATAGTGCCTCGGCGGTGCTCGGCTGATGGCGGGTCCGGATCTCGCTCCCGTCAAGCGCCGGTCGGAACGCACCTGGACGCTTCGTTCCCCCTGGGACAGCATCTATTGCGAGGCCTATGATTTCGCGATCCCGATGCGCCGACCCGGCGGCAACGGCAAGCGCAAGTCCAGCCCCGATCGCCTATTCGACATGACAGCGCCGATGTCGGCCATGTACTTCGCCGGCAACCTGCAGCGCGATCTTTTCCCCGCCGGCCAGCCGACCTTCGTGCTGGAAACCGGCCCGCTGGCCGCCATGCTCATTGGCGAGGACGGCGTCAAACAGCTTAACCGTCAGCTCGACAATATCGCCCGCCTGATGCATCCGTTCTTCAATGCGGGCGATTGGGATACGGCGCTGCACGAGGCCTGCATCGATCTCGCCGTCGGCACGGCCGCCATCCTGCCGGTGAAGGGCACGCGCAACAATCCGGTGATGTTCTGCTGCATTCCGTTCGATCAGCTGGCGATCGGCGTCGACGCCTATGGCCGCGTCAACTTCGTATCCTGGAAACAGACGCTCACTTACGAGCAGCTGATCGCCGCCTTCCCGAAAGGCGAATATCCGGAAGGTCTGAGCGACAAGGCGAAGAACAATCCGAGCACGGAAGTCGAGCTGATACAGGATTTCTGGGCCGACGCCGATCCCGATGGCGGCTGGCATTTTGGCGCCTATCTGCGGGAATGCAGCAACTTCATCGTTTACGAGCGCTATCGAACCCAGCCGATCGCCATCCCGCGCTATTACCGCGTTCCGGGCGAGGCTTATGGCCGTGGTGTAATCCTGACCGCGCTACCGTCGATCAAGACGGTCAATAAGGCCCAGGAGCTGACGCTCAAATCCGCTGCCATCTCCATGCTCGGCATCTGGGGTTATCGCGCCGGTGGCACCTTCAATCCGAACACTGTGCGTATGGGTCCCGGTGAATTCTGGGCTATGCAATCGACTGGCGGCATGCTCGGGCCAGATGTCCAGCGGCTCGACGCGGCCTCCGGCAATCTGCAGGTCGCCCAGCTCGTCACGGAAGGCCTGCAGAACCAGATCAAACAGGCGATGTATGACGAACGGCTCCCGGATTATAACGGCACACCGCGTTCCGCCTCGGAGATGGCGGGGCGCTTGCAGCAAAAGGCCAATATCCACATCGGCGCCTATGGCCGCCTGGTCAATGAAATCATGCCGGTGATCGTGCCGCGCGTCGCCGAGATCCTCTATGATTTCGGCATCCTGTCGGAGCAAGCCCGCATCGACGATCTGCTGGTGACGGTCAAGGTGCGCTCGCCGATGGCGGCCGCGCTGAATGCCGATCGGCTGGCGGCGATCGCTAATTATCACGACATGGTGGTTGCGTTCGCCGGGCAAGACAAGGTGGCGCTCTATCTCGACCAGGACAAGGTGATGGACCGCATCGCCGACGGCCTGCAGATCGACAAGGATCTCATTCCCGACGACGACGCGAAAGCAAAAGTCGTCGAGAATATGCAAGCGGCGCAGCAACAACAGATGGCTGCCATGTTCGCCCAGAGCGCGGCGGCCAAGGCGCCCGAGGTCATCGGTAACGCAATCACCAACTCCATGCCAAAGGCTGCCTGATGTCTGGTCCCTTCGTCGCGTCGCGCGTGGCGCAACCTCTCGATCTGCTCGAACAGGGCGCCGCCGGCGACGGCTGGGAGGGCCTCAATGCACTTTTCGCCCCCGTCCAGGATGTCGAGCTGCAGCCGTCCGACCAGGTCGCGATGCTGTTCTATGGCCTCTACATCTCGCAAGGCCGCGAGATGATCGAATGGCTGATGGACATCACCATCCGCCAGCCGCTGCGGGCAACGGGCCAGACGTTAGAACAAACGGCGCTGATGACGGCCACCCGCCAGGGCATCAACGGCGTCGGCGAAGCCGTCCTGAAGGCGATCGCCAAGGGCAAGGAACTGGCGGAAGAGCCTAAACCCGCACCCCCGAAGGGAGATACCCCATGAAATTCTTTCTCGAAAATCTCTTGCGCAGTCCTGATGACGGCGGCGGCAGTGGCGGCGGTGACGGGGCCGCTGCCGCTGGCGCTGCAGCGTCGGGCGCGGCGGCCGCAGCGGCATCTCCTTCCGCAGCGGCAGCACCTGGCGCGGCGGAAGCCGCAGCCGGCGCAGCGGCGGCAGCCGGCGGTAATCCAACGCCGGCTGTCGTCGATACCTACAAGCCGACCGGTCTGGCTGATCATCTGCTCGGCAAGAGCAACAACGAGACGATCGACAATCTCGCCAAGGCGTTGAACGGCTATCGCGAGCGTGATGCTGCAAACAATATCCCGGAAAAGGCCGAGGCCTATGCCGAGTTTGCGGATCTGCCGGAGACGATCAAATCGCATATGGAAACGCTGAAGGGCGACAAGCTGTTCGAGCGGGTCTCGGCAAAGGCGCTCGAGATGAAAGTGCCACTGCCGGCATTCCAGGCGCTGACGACAGAAATGATGTCGGCGGCGGCCGAGATCGGTCTCCTCGAGCCGCCGATCGACTTCGAGGCGGAAAAGGCGGCGTTGGTCCCTGCCACGGCTAAGCATCTGAGCGCGACAGAGCAGACGGCGGCCCGCGAACGGCGGATGAGCGACAATTTTTCCTATATCGACGCCATGGTGGCGCGCGGCGCCGACAAGGGTGGTCTATCCAAGGAAGCGGCCGAGTTCGGCAAGGCCATGCTCGGCGACACGGCGCGCGGTCATGAGTTCATCGAATTCTTCCGCTCCATGGTCGCGGGCAGTGGAACCCAGCCGTTCAATGGTGGCGTCGCGGCGCCAAACGATGGTCGCGAGGCGCTCCGTCAGGAAATGGCAAAGCCGGAAAACACGGTCGGCAACGCGAAATTCAACCGCGCCTCCCACGACGCTCTGCAGCAAAAATATCAGGCTCTGCTCGGCAAGGGCTGAGCCGCACTGAACGGCTCCCGCCCGATGGCAGGCTTTGCACTGCATACCGGACGGGAGCGACCTGGACGAAGCGCTGGCTATCCTTCACCGGACCCGGCGCGGACGCCGGCTAATCGGCCCTCACGGTGATTTCGTCCATCACTCCTTTGAGGGCCACACCATGGCAGTAGAAAATTGGTTCATAGAACTCATCCGCGACAAGACGCGCCTGCGTTATTCCCAGCAGGGCGGCTATCTCGATGACACGATGACGCGCGGCGACGGCCACGCCGGTGAGATCAAATTCCCGGTCGCCGGCGGCACGATTCAGATGTACGAGCTGACTGGCGCCATTCAGGAAATCGACGCGTCCAGCATCAACATGGACACCGTCAGCCTGTCCATCCGCGATTTCGAAGCTGCGTCCTATTTCCGCCAGCAGGATGTCCGGAAGATGGGACCGAGCCAGCAGGATGCTCTGGCGAAGCTCATGGCGCGGTCGGTTCGTGTCAAGCGCGATACGCTCAAGTTCGATGCATTGAATGCCTTTTCCGGTGCGACGTCGCCGCTGACCGATGCCCCGGTGACGGTGGAAACGATCGGCGACGGCTCGGCCGTAATTGACCTCGATACGGCCGTCTACATCGGCGACAGCATCGCCGGTTCTGGCGCTGAAGACGACATGTACTATCCGATCCCCTATGCCTGGTTCTCGCAGCTCATGATGTACAAGCAGTTTTCGAACTCGCAGTACCAGGGGCCTACGGATCAATGGTGGGCTAGCAGCGCCAAGGTGCGTCTTAAGACCTTTCAGGGCGTCCACTTCATGGCGCTCCCGAATGCGATGTTCCGCTTTGGCACCGGTGCTTACGGCACTGGCACCGGCCAGAACCCCTTCGATCCTGCCGGCTACCTCGACACCTTCGCCTGGGCGAAGGACGCCGTTGGTTCGGAAATCGAATGGGATCAGGAGAACATGACCATCGATCCCCAGCCGCAGCTGAAGGGAACGCCCAACCTCTGCAAGGTCCAGCTCTCCGGCAACTCGCTCGGTATCCTGCCGGAAGGCGTCAAGCGCATCCGCATGAAAGCCATCAACAAGGCCGCGCTCGCCACGGCCGGCGGTGGTTGACGTTTCGGGGTGACGGTCGCGCCCAGGCGGCGCGACCGGTTTCCGTCTCCATCATTGAAATCGAAAGGGTCATATCATGGCTGCCAACAAATACGCGCTCGTCACCGCTGGCCGTTCGGTCACGCTGTCGAACACGCGCATCATCAAGTTCTTCAACTTTGTGACCGACGACACGCTCGCCCAGGTCACGACCGCCGGCTACTTCGACACTTGCGTCAAGGATCTGTCCGTCAATTCGATCATCCACGCAGTGATCGATGCCGACGGAACGCCGGCCTACGCGGATCTCCGCATCGCCACCATCCCGGCCAATGGCACGCTTGTCACGGTCGTGAACCTCAGCGCCTGATCACCAGGCCGACTTCGCCGCGGCGGCATGATCGCCGCGGCTTTTTCCATTCGAGGGCGGCAGCATGAGCATCGACAAGGCAACCATCGTCAATTGGGCTCTGACCGATATCGGCGCCGGCCCGATGTTCTCGATCGACGACGACGGCGATCTCGCCATGCAGGTCGCGGCGACCTGGGATCGTGTCGTTGACGGCACGTTCGGCAAGCACGACTGGACCTTCTGCCGGATCACCGCGATCATGAACCGCGACGCCGCCACGCCGGAAAACGGCTGGAAATACGGCTATCAGCTTCCAAGCCCCCGCCTTTCCAATCCCCTCGCCTATCTGCCGGATCCGGCGCGCTGCCGCGACGTGATCCGTCATTTCACGCTGCAGCAAGGCAAGATGTACTGCAACGAGCCGTCCGCCTGGGCAGTCTATAAGACCTATGTCGACCCGGACTATTGGGATCCTGCTTTCCGCGCCGCCTTCGTCATCGCCCTTGCCGGCATGCTTGCCGTGCCGGTCTGGCAGGATGAGGACATGCGCGATCGACGCCTGGCGCAAGCCTTCGGAAGTCCGTCGCTGCAGGGAACCGGCGGCGAGATCGGCCGGCTGATGGCGCAGGACAAGGCCTCCGCGCCGATCGGCGAACATCCCCTCCTCGCCCATGATCCGCTTTCGGACGTGCGCCCGACCGGCGCTGGCGACGCCTGGTATGGGAGGTGGTAGATGGCTAAAGCCGCTGGACCGCTCAAAAGCTCGGCCAATGCCGGCCAGCTCTCCAAAGACCTGGCCGGCAAGGTCGGCATCAAGGAATATTACAACGGCGCCCTGCAGATGCTCGGCGTCGAGCCGATCCCGCAGGCCGGCTTCGATCTGCTGCCCGGTTCGGCCTATGTCGGATCCGTTCCCTCTGCCGCCGTCCGCAAGGCTGTGCTGAATGCCAATGCCAGCCTTTCCTATGTGCTGATCTTCACGGCCGGCAGCGTCGATATCTGGCGCAACGATCGCGTCAAGGTCGCGACGATCGCGCTCGCCTCGATCACCGCCGGCATGTTGCCGGACCTGAGCTTTTACGGCGAAGCCGATACGGTCGGCATTTTCCACACGTCGCTCACCTATGGCATCCGCCTGCTGCGCGATGCCGCCAACGACGCGATCTGGACGGTCGGCAACTGGCCTTTCGAGGATATCCCCGACGTCGATCTCGGCGGGGTCTATACGACGGTCGATGATTACTGGTCGCTCTACATAAAATGGGCTGATGCTGCGGCCGCGCTCGTCATGAACATAGAAATCGAGGGAAATCTCACCTCCGCCGTGCGCCTGGTCGATCACACCACGGGCGCCGTGATCGCGCCGAATTCCGCCGTCGATCTCGACTGGACCAATTTCGCCACGCTGTTGCGTGCCGAGATCCGTGCCCTGCCCGGCATGAGCAGCGACGTCGATATCCAGTTCGACGATGCGCAGTCCGCCGACAATTATCGCGCCCTTAACATCGTCTTTTCCGGAAGCCTTTCGGGTTCGGAATACGCCGTCACCGCCAACGTCACCAACACCTCGGACGCCTCCGTTATCGCCGCGCATATCGAGATCGGCGACACGGTCGGCGAACCGCTGATTTCGGCGACGCGCGGCGGCTTTGCCGGGCTCGAGCTGTATCAGGATCGCGGCGTCTATTATGCGCCGAAGGCAAAGACGGCATCGCTCGCTTCCTCGGAAATCGGCGAATATTTCAATCTCAACATCAAGAGCACGGCCGATAACGGCGCCCGCCTCGATGCGCTGCGATCGCAGACCTCGGAAACGATCCGCCATGTGCTCGACAACACCTATCTGGTGGTGATGACCGACAAGGCGGAATGGTTCGCCAGCAACCGCACCGTCAGCCGCAACGATCCGCTGAATTTCGTCCGGGCCTCGGAAATCGGCTCGAAGGCCAATTGCAAGCCCGTCGTACTCGAGGGCGACGTCTATTTCATCTCTCCTGATGGCGGCAAGCTCTATTCGATCGCCTATGACGCGGTTTCGACGACCTATGTCCCTGATAGTAAGAACGATCTCGACAAGGATCTCGTCTCCAACATCAAGCGGATGGCGGTGCAGCGCAAAATCGGCACGACGACCTCGAGCCGGCTGTGGATGCTGCGCGAGGACGGCAGGCTGGTTTGCGTCGTCGTCAACAAGACGCAACAGATCAATGCCGCTTGCGAATGGCCCGTGGTCGGCGGCGGCCTGGTCAAGGACATGGTTGTCGATGGGCTCGAACAGGTCTGGATCACCGTCGATCGCGGCGGCCAGATCTCGGAAGAGATCCTCGAGGAGCAAAGCGTCAACCTCTTCCGCCAGGCCTATGCGGTGACGACCGATCTCGCCGGCCGCGCTTCGGGCCTCGCCGCGTTGAACGGTAAGACGGTCTGGGCCGAGATCTCGGGCGATATCTACGGGCCGTTCACGGTCTCGAGCAATGCGATCGACACGGAAGTTCCCTCGGCTGCGGCAAAAATCGGCCTCTGGACGGCGCCGATCTTCGAAAGCATGCCGTTCATCCTGGTCAATCCGGACGATACCGTCGTGCGCCGGCCCGGCGCCGTCAAGTCGGCAAAGCTCTACATCATGGATGCGACCAGCCTCGCGATCGGCGCCAACGGCCGGGCGGCGAAGAACATCCCACTGAACCGCATGAGTGACGATCTTACACTGCCGCCACAGGGCTATACGGGCCATGTCGTCGTGCTCGGTCTGATCGGGGCGACGATGGATCCCACGCTCACCATTACGCAAATCCGGCCGGGTCGGCTGCGGCTTCGCGATTACATTCCGGGGGTCAAGCTCTAATGCAGGCTTTGGTGGGACTGGGCGCTTCGCTTTTTGGTGGCACTGCTGCGACCGGCGCGGGAGCGGCGGCCGGTAGTGCATTCGCGGGCGCAACAGCCGCCGGCGCAGCTACCGCAACAGGCGCCGCTGCGGCTGGAGGGATCTCTCTTTCCAGCATCCTGCAGGGCGCCACAAGCATCCTCGGCATCACCAACGCGATATCTTCCGGCAATGCGCAAGCCCAGCAGCTCGAGCTGGCGGCGGCGGACAGCCAACGGCAGATCCCGACAACCATGCTGCAGGGCATTGCCCAGCGGACGGCCATCAAGAAGCAGCTCGGCGATGCGCTGGGGGCGCAAGACGTCGCCTATGCCGGCTCCGGAACCGATCTTTCCTTCGGCACGCCGGCGCAGGCGCGAAAGGATGCCTTCCGTGAGGCCGATAACGCCCTGACGACCCAAGGCGGCACGGAACAGTCGACGATCGCCCGCCTCGACGAACGCACCAAAAACTATCTGCAGATGGCCGGCAAGGCCAAGCAGAGCGGCTATTTCGACGCCGCCACGATCGGCCTCAAGGGCCTGACTTCCTTCGCCAATCGGGGTTGACAATGGCTAACAGACGTGCAGATCCCGTTTCCTATCGCCCGTTCCAGGCCAATCCGATCCTCTCGGATGGCCTGTTGTCGGTGCAGCGCGACGATGGCGCGCTCGAGCGCAAGGTCGCGCAAGGCCTCGCCAATCTTGCCGACCAGTACGGCCAGCAAGCCGACCAGGAAGCAGCCCGCGCCGGCGCCAAACAGGGCGCGCTCGACGCCTACAATGCGGGACCTGGTGCTGCCACCGTCACCGGCGGAGAAGACGCCGGCACGACGGCCAGCGTCAACGGCCAGGCGGGGCATATCGCCGGCGCGCAAGGCGGCATTCGCGTCAGGATGCCGCCGGCGCAGATCCGCAGCATCATCACCGATGCGGCCGTGCGTCATGGCGTCGATCCGAATGCGTTGATCCAAACTGCCGGCGTCGAAAGCAACTTCAATCCTTCCGCCTTTAATAAAGGTTCCGGCGCCAGTGGCCTTTTCCAGTTCGTCAGCAGCACGGCGCGGCAATATGGATTGTCCGATCCCCAGCAAGCCGAGCAATCGGCAGACGCCGCCGCGCGATTGTGGAAAGACAATACAGCCACGCTCAAACGCGGCCTCGGTCGCGATCCGACCGGCGGTGAATTGTATCTGGCGCATCAGCAAGGCGCTGGTGGCGCGCTGAAGCTCCTGCAAAATCCCGACGCAAATGCCGCCACGCTGGTCGGCGAAAGCGCGGTCGCCTCGAACGGCGGCTCGATCGGGATGACTGCCCGCGACTTCGCCAAGATGTGGACGTCCCGCGTCACAGGCGGATCGCCTGGTTACGTGGATCCGCTGGTCGTCAACGTTGGTCCTGGCGGCGCGGCGCAAGCTCCTGATGCGACCGCAACCGGAGCGGCGGCCGCAACCGGGCCGGCCTATGCAACCATCCCCTCCGCCGCTTCCGTCGCGCCGATCTCGGTCACGGCGGTTCGCACGCCGGTGAAGGTCGAGCCCGGCCGCGCCGGCACGTTCCGGCCGCGCGAGGGCGATACGATCTATGATCGCGCCTATAACGTCGCCGGCACGAAAACCTACCTGCAGGAAGCCGACCTGACGATGCTGCAGGACCAGGCGGCCGTCTACGACAAGTACAAGGATGATCCCGCCGAGCTGGAGCAGGCATTTACCCAGCTGAAGGCGCAGCACCTCCGCGACAATATCTTTCCGGAGATCGCGCCGGACTATTCCGTCGCCTTCGACAAACAGGCACTGGGCTACGTCCAGCAGTCGAAAGAGCTGTTCGATACCCGCAAGCGCGCCCAGGACAAGGTCGATTTCCTCGATCGCGTCCAGACGCTCGAGGATCAGAAGAGCCAGCGGCTTGCCGGCATGCAGCCGAACGACAGCACGGCGGCAAGCAATCTTTCCGAGCTGCAACACGGCATCGACGATCATTATAATACCGCCGTCGCGCGCGGCGTCCTGTCGCCGCAAGAGGCGGACGCCTATAAGCGGAAAAGCCAGTCCGACATGGTGACCGGCTTCTATCTGCGCCAGGCGTCCGGCAAGTCGGCCGAAGACATCAAGGCGATGCGCGCCAATATGACGGCCGATTATGCGGATGGCGGCATCGCCGGCGTCGGCGGCGACGATTGGGACCGGATCTCGACGGGCCTCGCCGCTGCGGAAGCGGCGCGGCGGACACAGGACGAAAAGGCCAATACCGACCTGACGGCGCGCGGCAACGATATCGCCGATCGCGTCGCGCGCGGCCTGCCGGTCGATCCGGCCTCGTTGGCGCGTTTCCAGCTCGACGCCAGCACGGCCCCGAAAGGCAAGGATATCGTCGGCTCGACCTTCGCTCGGATCCGTGTCTCGGAAGCGATCCGCACGCAACCCGTCGGCGAGGTGGAGAGAAACGTGCGCCAGCTGCTCGGCGCCGCCGGCACGCCCGACGATTACGACTTTGCCCAGAAGACGATCGACCAGCAAAAGAAGGATCTGCAGACGGATCCGCTCGGGGTCGCCGAGCGCTTCGGCGTGTTGCCGCCCTCTCCCGGCCTGCCGCTCGACGGCGATATCGACGCCGGCGCCGTCTCGGGCGCCTTTGCCGAGCGCATCAATGCCGCCCGCGCCGCCGCTACGCATTTTGGCGTGCCGCCGAAATATTTCCGCGCCGGCGAGGCAAGCCAGATCGAGGCGGCCGTCAAGTCGGATCCGCAGAAAGGCCTTGTGATCGCGGCCGGCCTGGTCAATGCCGGCGGCAAGGATGCCGAGAAGATCCTTGCCGAGCTCGGCGACGACGCGCCGGCCGTCAGCCAGTCCGGCGGCATCATCGTCGCCGGCGGCGATCCGAAAGCCGCACTCGATCTGATCGCCGGCTACGGCAAAACGCCAGATGGAAAAACCTATCAGGACATGCCGAACACGAAACGCATCCCGATCGCCCAGGACGTGACGGGCGCGGCATTGGCCTTCACTCCCGAAGAACAGGTACGGCTTGACGCTAGCGCTGCCGCGATCGCGCGCAAGCGCCTCTACGACGCCGGCATCGATCCGAAGTCCGATGCGGCAAAACCGATCTATCAGCGCGCCTACAATGAAGCTGCCGGCGCGACCTTCGTCAACAACGTCCAGTTCGGCGGCTTTGGCGACTATGATCCGGGCACCTGGTGGCGTAGCCGCAAGGTCGCCGTGCCGACGTCGATCCGTGCCGATCGCTTCCAGGACGTCGTGCAATCCCTGACGGATGCCGACGTCGGTGCTGTGGTCGCCAAGAACGGCCGCGCCTGGACGGCTGCGGATTTCAAGAGCGCCATGCCGGTCGCCGTCAAGGGCGGCTACACCTTCGCGCGCGGCGACCCCTCGGGATCCTCGCCGATGTTCATCGCCGACGACAAGGGCAATCCCGTCGTGCTCGACATCGCCGGCATGCGCGACAAGCTCGACGCACGCAACCCGGGGGCGTTCCGATGACGTACATCTATCGTTGGAACCGGCAGGGGCGCAAAGGCCAGCTCTGCACGGTCGAAGTCAGGGGCACCATGAATTCATGCCTGGTCCGCTTCGCCGACGGCTACGCGATGGTAACCAGCCGAAACGCGCTCGCAAAGGTGAAATCGTGAACCTTCCCGATCCGTCGCAGCTTCCGGACAGCACATCCGATGGACCCGAAACATGGCGGGAGGCCTTCGGCAAGCTCGCGACGACGACATCGACGGCGCAGCAGATGATCGAGAACACGACCTCCGATCGGTCGATGCTCGAGGATATCTACAACAAGCGCATCGCCAAGATCGCCGACCTCACGGGCCAGACGCTGGAAAACCCGATCCGCAGCGAGATCGGCGTCCCGGGCTTCCTTCAGCCGCCGTTTCGCCAGGCCTACGCCCAGAACGAGGACGCCTTCAACAAGCGCGTGCAGACGCTCTCCGACCAGCATCCGGAGCTGCAACCGCAATTCCAGTCGCTGGTCGGCGGCGTCGATGACGAAATGAACCGTCAGCGGCGGGAGGCAGAGCAAGCCTCTGGCGTGGCCGCGACCAGTCCGGACCTCGATCCGATCAGCCGCTTCACGGCGCAGATGGCCGGCGGGCTTGCCGGCGCTGCGCGCGACCCGTTTCAATGGCAGATGGCGATCGCCGGCGGTGGCGGATCCGGAGGGGGCACCGTTGGCGCCCGTATCGGCAAGACCATGCTCTCCGAATTCCTGCTGAACAGCGGCCAGGAGACGGTGTTGCAGATCGCCAGTCAGCCGCGCAAGAAGGCGGCCGGGCTTGAAAATGGCTTGGGCGATGCGCTGGCGAATATCGGTGTTGCCGGCACATTCGGCGCGCTGTTCGGCGGCACGCTCGAGGCCGGCCATGCTCTTGCCGGTCTCTATCGCATGGGCGACGACGGCGCGGCGATCGCAACGCGCGTCATCGAGGGCAATCCGCAGCCGGGCGATGTCGAGACCGTGGCAAAGGCCATCGGCGTCAAGCTGCAGCCCGAACAGCTCGATCAGCTGAACCGCTCCTTCGAAGACCGCGTGCTCGACGAACACATGATCTCCCCGGACGCGCCTCCGGAGCAACAGCGCGTTTTCGAGGCGGCGCTGCGCTATGCCGAGGATCCCGACAATCATCCGCCTCCGGACGTCGTCGCCCGCGCGATCGCCGACGAACAGGCCGGACAACCTGGATTTGCTCCGGCGCGTACACTGACGGCTGATGACTATGAGCGGATCTATGGCGGAGATCCCGACGCGATCGACGATCTGCAGGGTGTCATGCAGTCCGAAAGCCTCGACGATGCCGCCCGCATGATCGACGACCAGACGCGGTCGCCCTCGGCCGAAACAGTCGCGCCGGCGCTAGCGGCCGACACGGCGCCGGACGTCGTTGCCGAAAGCGCGCCGCCGGCGCCGAGCACCATCATCGAGGACAAAGGCGATACGGTGCTGCTGAAGAGTGCTTCCGGCGACGCGCATATTTCCGTCAAGCGCGAAGACGGCAATCTGACAATCGGCATGACCTCCGTTTCGAAAGCCTCGCGCGGCCAGGGCAAGGCGCGTCAGCTCTATGAGGATGCCGTGCGCCTGGCCGACGAAGAGGGTGGTGCTCTGCGCTCCGATATCGTCGTCTCGAACGATGCGACGCGCGTCTATGACAGCCTCGCCCGTCGCGGTTATGATGTCCGGCGCAATCCGGATGCCGTGAAAACCGAGCGCGGCTGGATCGCTCCCGATCGGCCGGGCGAGAAATGGGTTTACGAGGTGCGCCCGCGTCCGGATCCTGCCGCTACTGTCGATCCGATCGCCGGGCAGACGATACGGCCACGCGCCGTGGCCGAGCCGAGCGATGCCGAGGCGATGCGCCTGGCCGAGGAACAGGCCGGTGCGCTGGCCGAGCCCGCGATCGACGCCAACGGCAATCCGCAAACCCTGTTCGATTACATTCCGATCACGGATCGCGACGGCAATGTCCGTCTCGTCTCCACCAGCGAAGCGCTCGAGATCGCCGATCAGAGCAACATTCTCGCCGATCTATTGGAGGTTTGCCAAGTATGAGCCTGAGAAATTGCCTGCGCCAGGCTGTCGAACAAGGCGTGATCAACAGCCGCGATGCCGAGGAGCTGCAGCGCTATTACGAGACCCGCCAGCGTCAGAAGAACCCCGGCATGACGGACGCCCAGGCGCGCGTTGCGGCGCGAGACGAAGTCGTCGCCTCGCTGCGCGAAGATGCGCGGGAAGCGCGCCGGCGGGCGCTGCTGTCGGAAGCGCGGCGGAAAGAGAATGCCGCCTTCGTCGAGAACTACCGCAACCTCAAGGGCAAGCCCGACAAGCTCGATGCGGTGCTCTCGCTGATGATCCACAACGGCTACAAGGGCACGCAATCCATGGCGGGCAAGGCGAATGCCATCATCGCCATGGCGCAGCGGGATCTCGCCGAGGCCATGCATCATTTCCGCCGCTCGAGGATCTCCGGCCGGCATATCAACAAGGTCGATCTGCCGGACCTGATCAAGGCCATGCATGGGGAGCCCTCCGGCAATGGCACGGCGAAAGCGATGGCAAAGGCCGTGCGCCGCGTCTTCGAGGATCTGCGCCAGCGCTTCAATGCTGCCGGCGGCAATATCCCGAAGCGCGAGGACCATGGCCTGCCGCATAGTCACGATCGCTCGAAGATCCGCGACCTCGGCAATATCGGTCGCGGCCGGTTGGGCGGCAAGCGCTTCGACATGAACCTTGCCCGCGAACGCTGGAAAGCCTTCGTCTCGCCCCTCCTCGATGCCGAGCAGATGACCAATCCGCGCACCGGCCAGGTGATCGGCGCCGACAATCTCGACAGCAGCCTCGATTACGTTTTCGACAGCATCATGTCCGACGGCTGGGCGCATCGCCGGCCGGAGGCGCGCAAGTTCGGCACGGGCAACGTCGCCAGCCGCTACCAGGACAGCCGCTTCCTGATCTTCCGCGATGCCAAGAGCTGGCTCGGCTATAACGAAAAGTTCGGCCAGTCGGATCCGATCTCGGCGATCTTCAACCATGTGAACGGCATGAGCCGCGATATCGCCGCCATGGAACGTTTCGGCCCCAATCCGGATGCGGCGATCGAATGGCTGAAACAGGCCGTCCAGGTCGATATCGGCAAGCGCCAGTCCGGCGCGATGAATATCGAGGGCATGAAGCTGCCCGGTCTCGATGCCGGCAAATGGACGGAGTATCGCATCAATAGCCTCTGGCGGGCGCTGCGTGGCCGTGAGACCGTTCTCTCGGCGCCGGCGCAATATGCCGGCGACATCCGCAACGTCGCCACAGCGGCCGCTCTGGGCTCCACCAGCATCCTTGCGGCGGCAACGGATCCTTTTGTCTCGCAAGCGGCCCGCCGCCTGGCCGGCCTGCCGATCACCTTCACCATGCACAAGATCCTCGGCGACCTGGTGCGGTTCGCCGCCGACAAGGTCGACGATGCCGGCATGGCGCGCAAGGCGGTGCTCTGGGATGACTATCTGCACACGATGAACGAACAGGCGCGCTTCGTCGACCAGATGTTCGGCCATGAATGGAGCCGCTACCTCGTCGATCGGGCGCTGACCGTCAATGCCCTGAAGCCGCTGACCGAAGCGCGCAAGCGCGTCGAGGCCGGCGCCTGGCACGATACGCTCGGCGGCTTTGCCAAGAGCAATACCGACTGGATCGACATGCCGCCGCTCCTGAAAAAGACCATGGAAGGTTTCGGCTTCACGGATGCCGACTGGCACAAGATGCGCCCGGCCGTCGACGAAGCCGGCTTCCTCGATCCCGGCAGTGTCTACGACAAGACCGGCGATCGCAATCTGGCGGAGCGCTATGCCGAGATGATCGCCCAATGGTCGGAACGCTCGGTTCCATCAGGAGATCCGCGCATCAAGAGCGTCGTCTCCGGCATCGTGCCGCGCGGCACGGTCGCCGGCGAGATCATCGATTTCGCCACGCAGTTCATGAGCTTCGGCATGTCCTACACCGCCCGCCAGCTCGAGGCGCACTACGTTTATTCGATGATGGCGAAATCCAGCTCCGGCCGCGTTGCTCGAGGCGGCTACTATTTCGCCGCCATGGCCGTGCCCTTGACGATCGGCGCCGCCTTTTATTCGCAAGTCCTGAATGTGCTCAACGGCAAGGATCCGGAGGATATGCGCTCGGTTCCCTTCTGGCTCAAGGCCTTCGTCAAGGGCGGCGGCGGCGGCCTGTTCGCCGACTTCGTCGACAAGGCCGAAAACCGCTACGGCCAGAGTTTTGCTCAAACGCTCGGCGGCATCGGTGGCGCCTTCATCGGCGACACGGCCGATCTGACCTTGCGAACCATCCAGGAAGTCATTGGTGACACCACGCGGGCGATTGTTGGCGGCGAGGCGCCCAAGGGCCAGGACGCGCCGAACCCCGGCCGAGCCGCGGCGAAATATGTCGGCCGCTATACGCCGATCCTCTCCTCGCATCCGTTCACCCGTGCCTGGTATCGCCGCCTCTTCATCGACAATCTGCAATGGGCGACGGATCCGGACGCCGACAAGAGTTTTAAGGCGCAGGCCGCAAAGAGCGCCTGGTGGTGGAAACCGGGCGAGCTGACGCCGACCAGGGCGCCGGATCTCTCGACGGCGCTGGGCGGCCAGCGCTAGCGCACTGAACGGATGGTGCGCGCCCCTACCCTCATGGAAACATCAGGGGCAGCGTCATGACGGTTTCGCCATTTCCCATTCCGAAGCAACTCCGGCAATCCGACATCTTCGTCGGCAATGGCGGCGCTGTCTATTCCGGCTTCAACTTCAAGATCTTCGACATCGGCGATGTCGAGGTCTGGACTAAGGCCGGCGATGACGATGCCTTCGAGCTGCGGACGGCTGTCGTCGCCAAGGTCAACGGCCTGCCCTTCGATGATTTCACCGTCACCTTTTCGGTGGCGCAACCGGTGACGACACAGATCCTCGTGCGCTCCGCCCGCCTGGACGAGCGCTCCGCCGGCGTCATCAACGGCACGCGCCTTGATCCCAACGCGACGGAAAAAGAATTCTCAAAGATCTCGACGGAGATGCAGGAATTGCGGCGCGACGTCGATCGCGCGGTCCACACGGATTTCGGTGCGCCCAGTTTCCTCCCGATCCCCTTTCCGGATCCGAACAAGCCGATCGTCTGGCGCCAAGATGGGCGCGGCTTCGAAAACGGAGCGGAGACCTACAACGGGCTGCGCGGCCGCGTCGACCAGGAGGTGCGCGATCGTATTGCCGGCGATCTCGCCCTTGCCGGCCTGATCGGCCAGGCCGGGCCGATCGAGGTGCCATGGTTCGATACCGACGTTGCGGTGATGCTCGCCAACATCAAGCCCACCATCGGCACGATCATGACCGGCGGCTGTCAGTTGCCGGGTGATGGCGGACACAAGATCCTGCGGCGGGCCGACAGCGAGCCCGCTCACTCCGCCAAACTTAAATCTTTGAACGGTATCTGGTTCGAGCTGACCGGCACGGTCATTCGCGCCGAACAGTTTGCCGCTTTCAATGATGGCGTCGACCGCACGACCGCCGCGCAGGCCGCGCTCGATTACCTCAAATATCGCGGCGGCGGCCGTCTCGAATTCCTGCGTGCCGGTCCTTCCTACCTGATCACCAGCCTGCTTGGATCGGACAACATCGAGATCCATGTCGGCCAGGGCGTCACGGTCCAGCATAATCCCCTTGCTACCGCCTCCATGATCAAGGCCACCGGTTCGAAGGGCGTTCAATCTGCCATCACGGCCACGGTCGCTGCGCTCGATACAAGCGTTCCTGTGGCAGACGCCTCGGGCTTCGCGGCTGGCGATTGGGTGATCCTGAAGGATACGACTGACTATTCCACAGATAGCGCGGCGATCGGCTACAAGTCCGGCGAGAGCCTGGTCATCAAGAGTATCTCGGGCAACACGCTGAATTTTGACCGCAAGATCTTCGGTTCATGGCAGTCTGATTTCACCTACACTGTCGCCAGGGGCGGCAATGTCCAGAAGGTCATTCCGGTTCGGAATTTTAGAGTGACCGGCCCCGGCACGCTGGTTGGCTTCCAGACGCAGAATATCAGCCTTGTCGAAATGGCCTACACGGACGGTGCCAGATTCCTCGAGCCGAACTACAACACCTTTGCCGGAGCTGGCGTTCTCTATCGCACCTGCCGCAATATCGAGCACAAACCGGGAAATGTTGCAGATGGTCGCAACGATACGGTCAACGGCTTCCCCGGTTACGGTGTTGCTCTATGGGGCGCTTGCGATGTCGGCCGGGTCTATGGCGGTTACTATACCCGCACGCGTCACGCCTTCACGACCATGGGTTCGCTGGACGGTGGCCCGTCGCGTATCTATGTGACAGGCAACATCGTCTTCGAAAACGATTTCACCGGACTGGATACCCACGAGGGCACCCACGAAATCACCATCGATGACAACAAGGTCTACGGCGGCAACGCTGCGACCGGTGCAGGCGGCATCAACTCGCGCTCGCCTACCACTCGGATCATCGACAATGAGGTCGTCGGAGTGCCGGGGAACGGTATCAGCGCCGTCGGCATGGCTTTGCGCTCGTTGCGTATCGAGGGCAACACTGTAGAGGATTGCGACGGTAGTGGTATCGCGGTCTCGTCCACCGTTCGCGGTCTCTACATCTTCGACAACGTCGTGAAAAACTCCGGTTTGCATGGCATTTCCTGCCTTGGGGTCAGCTACGACACCGGCATCTCCCGCGTGAATGTCGCGGGCAATAAGGTTTTTGGTTGGGGCAGACTGCTCGCCTCGCGCTCAGGTATTCAGATCGTCACCACGACCGCTTCGGCAGGCTATATCGACAACAACATTGTTGACGCCACCAACGGGACTGAAGGCCGTGGCATCTACATTTCAGCGGCCGCTCTCACCGGCAGTGTATCCAACAACAAGTTGCGCGGCACATATACCATCGCTCCTCTGCCAATCCCGATCTCGATGCTTGGCGATGGCAATGAGTGGGACGGTGCGCCGAACTTTCAACGCGTTACGATACCGATTGACGGCTTCTATTTTCTGCCTGGCGTCACGACCGGCTTTCAACAGATCACTATCGGAACCACCGGCAGCGGCGGGAACCAGCCAAATGGCATCTTTGCGGCACGCGTCAGCGCTACTCCTGGCATTATTGCAGTGTCGACCTTTAGCGCAAATGTCATTTTGACAACCGGTACTCTCAATGGAAGCACCGGAACCACGGGGAACTTCACGATATCGGCTGGCACAACTGGCGTGTACTTCGAGAACCGTACCACTGCGGCCATCACGGTCACAATCCAGACGAAGAACAGGCTTTGAGGTTATAGGAGATTTCCATGGTCGAGATGTTTTCACAGAGATTAGATCCTACCAGGCGCCCGCGCTTCGGCCGTGTATATGCTGCCGGGACAAATGTCGGGCTCCAATTCAACAATGCAACTATCGTCTTGGATGGCTACCGGTTTACCAATTGCGAATTCAATAATTGCATCATGGAATATAGCGGCGGCCAGCCGCCTGAATTGATCGGCTGTACGTTCAATGCTTGCGAGTTTGATTTTGCAGGCGCGGCGGGCAACACGCTGGCCTTCATGGGCGGCATGTACAAAGGGATGGGTGTTGGCGGAAAACAGCTAATCGAGAGAACTTTTGCCAATATCACGGCAGATGCCTGCGGATCATCCCCCTCGTTATCGGCTCAAAAGCCACCGAAAACGAGACGCTCGAAAGACTATATCGCTGCGCTGTGCGCAGGCGTCATCATTGGTGGCCTCGGCGCTGCCGCGCTTGTTGTGGGGCTTCAGGTCCTCACGCTCGTCAAATGAACGTTCGATTGCAGGGCGCGTGAGCATATCCCCCGTCGTCCGCATTTGACCACACCCGCGCAAGCCTAAACTCGGCTCCGATCATCACCGGAGCCGCTCATGTTCGATCCATCCACCATTTCCGCGATCGCCACGATCGCCGCTTCCCGCCAGATCCCGGCCGCAGCACTCTGCGCCGTGGTGGATACCGAAAGCGCCGGCGTCGTCTCGATCAGGATCCAGGGCGTCGACATGCCGTTGATCCGGATCGAGGGGCATTATTTCGACAAGCTCGTGCCGGCGGCAAAGCAGGCGGCGGCGCGCAAGGCCGGCCTCGCCTCTCCCGTTGTCGGCGGCGTCAAAAATCCGAAGTCGCAGGAGGACCGCTACCGCATGTTTTCGGCGATGTGCGACATCGATCGGGACGCGGCGATCTCGTCCTGCAGCTGGGGCGTCGGCCAGGTCATGGGCGTGCACTGGAAAGTGCTGGGGTTCGCCTCGGCGGAAATCTTCCGCATGATAGTCTGTTCCGGTCTCAGCCATCAGGTTGAGATCATGGTGCGCTTCATCGAGCGCAATGGATTGCTCGACGAAATCGAACGGCAGGACTGGGCCGGCTTCGCGCGCGGCTATAACGGGCCGAGCTACAAGGCCAATGCCTACGATACCAAGATGGCGAAAGCCTTCCTGGCCTATGGCGGCGCTGTGGCGCCCTCGCCGGCCTCCGGTATGCTGCGCATGGGATCCTCCGGCGCCGACGTCCGCGAGCTGCAGACGCTGCTTGTTCGTGCCGGCTACACGATCAAGGTCGACGGCGATTATGGCCCGTCCACCCGCGACAGCATCAAGGCGTTTCAGCAGGTCAAGGGCCTGACGGTCGACGGCGTTGCCGGACCTGAGACGCAAGCCGCCCTGAAGGCCTACCAGGTGACGCCGGCGGAGCGGCCGGGGGCAATGTCCTTCAGCGCCGTGCCCGCCGTCCAGAACGCCGCCAAGGGCATGGCGCCGGTGGCGCTGCTGGCGACCATGCGCGGCCAGATCTCGGATGCCGCCGCGCAATTCACCGGAACCGGCTTCCAGGCCGCCGACGTTGCCTCACAGCTGCTGTTGGGGGCTGCCGCCATCATCGGCGTCGGCTTGACCGGTTACGCGCTCTACGGCTGGTGGAAATCGACCAGGACAGTGGAGCAAGGCTGATGGGCGCGCTGATCTGGCTCTTCCTCAAGAAAAACTGGCTCCCGATCGTCATCGTCCTCGCCATCATGACGGCGATCGGCGGCGTCTACCTCAAGGGCGTTGCTGTCGGCAAGGCCGAGGGTCAGGCCGAGCAGACGCAAGCCATCTTCAACCAGCTCAAGGAAAGGAACATCACCGATGAAAAGGTTCAGAGCATGCCTGATCCTGAGCTGTGCCGGGCTATTAACGGCGTGTGGAGCGACGGCGGGTGCCACTGACGGCGCCGGCTATGCCGCGCTGCATCCGAGCGCCGCGACCCGCGAATTCATCTTCGCCCATGATCGCCCGTTCGTCCACGACGTCGCCGCGCACAATATCCAGTGCGGCAAGGATCCAATGTGCCGGAAGTGAAAGGCGTGCCGTGACTGACCTAACCGGAGATGACACCATGCAGATGCCGGAGCGCGCGAAAAGAATGGGGGCTAACATCAATACCGTCGTCGGTATTCTCTCGATCGTGTCGTCGGTCGGGATGGGCGTCTGGGTCACGGCGAACAAGAGCCGCGACATCGAGGACCTGCAAAACTGGCGCAAGGACTTCATCGTCCAGACCGAGGCGACGGCCGCGCGTGTCGATCAGCGATTGAAGACGGTCGAGGAAAAGCAGGGCTCGTCGGATGGCGACATCAAGACCCTCGGCTTCCGCATGTCGGCCAGCGAGCAATCCGTCGGATCCGTGCTCGCCTCGATCAAGGATCTGACGTCATCGGTCAACGAGCTGAACGGCGACGTGAAGGTTGTTCGCGAGATCCTGCAGCGCCAGGACCGCCAGGGCGCTAACTTGCGCTAGCCTCGAGCGCGGCGATGCGTTCGTGAAGATGCTTGTTCTCGATGTTCAATAAGTCGCGCACCGCTTCGACGATCAGCGCTGTTTCGTGTGTCGGCGAGATCGCATATCTGCGCGCTTCCGATATGGCTTCCTCAATTTCGATCATGGTCAGGCGACGGCCTGGCTCACCCACTACGTTCAGCATGGCAATGTTCTGCTCCCACAGGCCGCTAATGTATCTACAACCGATGGGTGATCATTGGAAAGCAAAATCTATAGCGATGGATGAAAAACCATGCGGGGCCAAATGCTGGCCGTGCGACTATTGTGCGACTTCCGTGCGACTTGGTCGCAAAAATCAAAGGTCGCAAAATTGGTCGCAAATTTGAGGCTGTTGCGGAAATCGCAGTGATCTAAGGATCATAGTGGTGCCCCCGCCAAGGTTCGAACTCGGGACCCCCTGATTACAAATCAGTGCGATGAACAATGTTTTCAGATACTTAGAAATGTGACTTTGATGCTGTAAGTGGTCCATTTGACGGCTTTTGCATCCTTGATCCTGCGGGGATACGACCCT